ACACCTTTGCCGCTTGTCTGATGGAACACTTCAATGGTAACGGCAACCGTGCCGAGGTCTTCAAGTTTGCCGATGTGTTGAAGGAACGGGCGAACGACGTGCTTCGTGCAATGGGCGTCTTCAAGGCTGGGGAGCGAGACTTCCACGCCGAGGAATTTAAGGTAAAGAATCGGGGGCTACTGGTCGAATTAGGGCGTACCCTCCGGGGGGTCGATAAGGACATCTTCGCTCGTCACCTGAACGCCCAAGTGGCCCTGTTCATGGATTACGCGCCGCTGGATGTTCGCCCTATTGCCCTTATCTCCGATTGGCGTTATTTGAATGAGTACCTCTTTCTGGCCAAGCACCTTGAGGTGCAGATCGTGACGGTGGAGATTCAGCGTCCAGGCTTCGGGCCGGCGAACGACGAAGAGGCGGGCAGCTTGGCTGACATGATGTCGGCGATGCAGATACTCCATACCCGATTGGCGGTTGACCCTGCCGGCGTTCGTGCCGTAGCGTCCGAACTGTATCATATCTACCGATGAGCAAATTTATTCCCGTTGATCCAGATAAGTGGGCTGAGATGGTCAGGGCATGGGCCGACTTGCCCCGCTGGAAAGAGATGTGCGACGAGCTGGACGCCCGTTGTAACGAACTCAAGGCCGAGAACCAAAGGCTGCGTGAATCGTCTTTTGTCACCGCCGTCCCCTCCCATCAATACGAGCGCGTCATCAAAGCCGGTGATGCGATGGCTGAAGACCTCCCGCAGTTTGGGAGCGTTAAAGAATGGAACGCCGCTAAAAACGGATGGGACACCTCCAAGGAGGGCAGGCAGTCGTGATTAAGCCAAAGCGATATCTTTGCGGCGGGTATGTCGGACTCATGCATGAGTTCGCAAAAGGTGATTGGGTTAATTGGTCGGACTATGCATTATTGCAGGCGGAGGTCGAGCGGCTCCAAAACAACTGCGATTACCTTGATCAGAAGCTGGACGAGGAACTGGACAAGTCCGCCATGCTTTGCGGTCAAATCGAACGGCTGACCGACGCCATTACTTCCGGCAACGCCATCACTCCAGACGCCCACCCCCAGCCATGAAGAAGCGTCGCCCCGAAATCATGCGACCGGGACGCAAGCAGCAGACCCCCATCGAGATTAAGGCCACCGCGCTGGCTCTAAAGGCCGACCGTGATCGCTGGACTAAACTTATGGCTCAACCCCTTAACCAATGGAAACCCGTCGTCTAAACCGCAAGGAAGCCTATGGCCTGGTTAAACAAGCCGTGGTCGAAGGTCACGCCGCCGGCATGACATACGCTGAAGTGGTAGCCAAGTACGGCGTCCGCCTGGAAAGCCTTTACTCCGCTGCCAAGCGTCTCGGCCTTTCCCTTAAACCCTCAAAGCATACCATCAAATGAGAAGACCTCCAATTAACCTGACTCAATACACCCACAAGATGCCCAGGCGGTGCCACGCGCTGCTGGTGATCCTAGACGGTGGCAAGGTCGAGCATCCCGAGTTCGTGGCCTACAGCCGGGACGAGTACGCCGACGAGCTGGCCAAATGGAAGAAGACCGTCCTGCCGACCCTGAAGCGTTCCAACGTCGACTTCTGGGAACTGCACAACGGCGATCACCAGGCGGTCAACCTGCTCAACCGATGAGCGGGGTCAAGTCACGCAACCGCTACGGTAAGCCGCCGGCTCGCCTAGCCGTCGTCGAGGGCATCAAGCACGGCATGACGGCCAAGGAGACCGCTTACGCCTATGAGTACGGACTCCGCGCCGTGCAGGAAGCCGCCAACCGCATGGGGGTATCTTTTGTCTACTCTGGCACAGGCCGACCCCCTAAACACCTGCCTAACAATACACAATGAACATCAATAAAGGCTGGAAGCGGTTCATGGCGGTTGGCTGCTCCCACGGGATGTACGCCGATCCGAAGGCCATCGAGGGGGTGTTAAAGTTCAAGGAACGATGGAAGCCCCATATGACCGTCCACCTTGGAGACTTTGTAGATATGACCCCGTTCATGTCGTCTGCACGGGGCAAGGGTGACGCCGTTGAACCCGACATTGGCGGGGGGCTGAAGTTCCTTGACCAGCTCCGCCCGAACGTCGTTCTGGCCGGCAATCACGAAGTCCGCCTCTGGCGCGAAGCGGCCTCGGACGACGAGATTTATTCTGGCTACGCAATCCGCCTTATCAACGACATTACCGAGCATTGCCGAAAGCGTAAAGCCCTGTTCGTCGAGTACACGGGTATCTGGCAGGCGTTCCAGTTGGCCAACTACAAGTTTACGCACGGTACGGTGTACGGCGAGAACGCCCCAAGGGACATGGCCGAGATGTACGGCAACGTGATCTTCGCCCATACCCACAAGGTTGGTCGCATGACTGGTAGACGGGACGATACTCCGACGGGCATCAGCGTTGGCACCCTGACCCGCCGGGGGGCTATGGATTACGCCAATACGCGCAGGGCTACCTTCGCCTGGTCGCAGGGCATGGTCTTCGGGTACTATACGGACGATAAACTCATACCGTGGGTGCATGAGCAGCCGCACGGTCAAGACGAATGGATTTTGCCAGTATGAATTCCAAAGACGTCCTTAAAGAGTTATGGGCCATCAAGTCCAGAACTGCCGAGCCTGTCCCTAAGGGCTACAAATCTACGGAAGATTGGTCAAAGGGGTGGGGCATCCACCTTTCAACGGGACGTATTTGGTTAATGCAGATGGAGAAGGCTGGGAAGATAAAGAAAGTTAAGTTACGATTTTTTGATGGACGCCGTATCCAGATGAAGTATTTCTATGGGAAATGAGATACCTCTCCGTCTGCTCCGGCATAGAAGCCGCCTCTGTGGCTTGGCACCCGCTAGGATGGACGCCGGTTGGGTTTTCCGAAATTGAACCTTTCCCATGTGCCATCCTCAAACACCGATTCCCCAACGTACCTAACTATGGATCACTCACCGAATACCAATCATGGCCTTTATCAATTGGAGATGTGGAACTCCTCTGCGGCGGCACTCCCTGTCAGTCTTTCTCAGTCGGAGGCCGGAGAGAAGGACTTGAAGACCCCCGAGGACAACTCATGTTCTCTTTTCTTGGACTTGCTGAAAAAATCAAACCCAAATGGATTGTCTGGGAAAACGTCCCTGGTGTTTTGTCATCGAATGGAGGACGGGACTTTGGTTCCTTCCTCGGGGCGTTGGTCAAACTCGGGTATGGGTTCGCTTATCGAATGCTGGACGCTCAACACTTCAGAGGCACCCCGCAACGTCGCCGGCGAGTCTTCGTCGTGGCCTGTCGCAACCCTGTCACAGGTCTTGGAGACTGGAGAGCTGCCGCCGAGGCTTTATCTATCGGCGAAGGCTTGCGCGGGTATCTTGAGGCGGGCGGAAAAAAGAGGAAAGCAATTGCCAGCGATTCTGGAAGCTGCATTAAAGGAAACAGCAAATACTTTGATTTCCAAGCAATTGGACAATACGGAACCGACGGATCAGCCTCAACCTTAATGGCAAGAGATTACAAAGATTCCAAAGACCTTGTAATTGAACCAGTATGCGTTACTGGAAACAAAACGCATTGCCTAACCAGTTCACACCGGGGTTCTGAAGACGGGACTGGCCGTGGAACACCTATCATTAATCACCCAACTGTTGCTTTTACGCCAAGCAGTTTTGCTCAGTACTCAGAAGGTATTGGTACGATAAGAGCAAACGGAGGCGATTTAGGTGGCGGAAGTGAAGGGATTATTGTAAAGAAAACTGCTGTTAGGCGTCTTAGCACTACCGAGTGTTTACGGTTGCAAGGTTTTCCCGACGGCTGGACGCAAATTCCTTGGAAGGGTAAGCTGGCATCCGAATGCCCAGACGGCCCACAATACAAGGCTATTGGAAACTCATGGGCCGTGCCTTGTGCAAGGTGGATCGGCGAACGCATCAATTTCATTCATGGCAAAGTATCATCCTAACGCTATCCGCATCGAGCCTTCCGAATGGTTTGACGACGCTATCGTGGGTACGTCGAAAGACGGTTTCCTAATCTACTCTTACTACAGGCTTATCGACGTACACATGAGGTACATGAATGATTCTGAAGAAGACAGCGCGGAATGGATTGAATACAACGTGATTGGACTAACCTGTAGTAACGCACCGACGTTTAAGATTAGTTATGCCGCCCGGTACCAATGGAAAGAATATAAACCGAGCTGCCTTAAAAGATTGCGGAAGAGAAAATAAGCGTCCACAAGTCCAAGAGCCACCATGACCACCGAAGATCGCATTTCCGGGGCGAGAGCCTATCTCGCCAAACTGCCAGCCGCCGTAGCCGGCCAAGGCGGACACCCCGCCACCTATCGTGCCGCCAGCATATTGGCCAATGGCTTCGACCTGCCGTGGTCGGACGCCTGGTCGCTGCTTCAGGAGTTTAACCTTCGATGCTCGCCGCCGTGGTCTGAGAAAGACCTGCGTCACAAGTTGAACGACGCCTACGTCAAGCCGCACGAACGCCAGAAGGGTTGGCTCGCCAAGGGTACGGAGCGCAGGGTCGGGGCGAACGGTCGCTTCGTCTTTGACCCTAACCGTGTTGCCGAGCTGGCCGAAGCCCAGACGCCCTTCACGACCGCCGATGTCCTGCTCAACTGCTTTACGAACGAGGACATCATCTGCATCACGAACGAAGCCGGCCAGACCGAAGACGGCAAGTGGTTCCCAGCATCCAAGGGCATCTTCCTGACCCGCGCTGAGTGGATCACCAAGTTCTTCGGCCCCGGAGCCGTGGGGGCTGCTAAGTTCGCCGGCACGGAGTCGGGTGCTTGGATTCGCATCAACCCCTTTACGCCCGACGACTTCACGGGTACGGACGGTGCGGTGTCTAACTACCGCCATGTCTTGGTCGAGTTCGACAAGAAGCCCAAGGACGAGCAGGTGGCCATCTTCCAGCAGTCGAACTTGCCCATCAGCCTGCTCGTCGACTCGGGCGGCAAGTCCGTCCACGCCTGGGTGCGCGTCGACGCCCAGACCAAGGAGCAATGGGAAGAGCGACGTAATACGGTGTATGACTATCTTTCCGACCATGAACCAGACCCGCAGAACAAGAACCCGTCCCGGTGGAGCCGCCTCGGCGGAGTCATGCGCGGAGAGAACGAACAGAAAATCGTCGCATTTAAAACGGGAGCCTTGGACTGGGATGACTTCGTTGCTTGGCGGGAAGGACAAGACTTTCCACAAGAAGTCAGCACGGAAACCTTGGAAAACTATGACACGAGAAACGATCCTAACCACGTCGTCGGACACGGTCGGTACTTATGCCGTGGTGGCTCGCTACTCGTTACAGGTCAATCAGGCATCGGGAAGTCGTCGTTTGTCATGCAGATGGCAGCTTCTTGGGCAATCGGTCGGGAACTCTTCGGGATACCTGTCATTCACCCTCTCAAAATCGCAGTCGTTCAAGCCGAGTGCGATATCGGAGACCTTGCCGAAGCCTATCAGGGCGTCAGTTCTGGAATGCGTCTGTCCCCGGAAGAGAAAGCGTTGTGCAAGACGAACCTAAAGTTCTTCACCGAGGCGTCTAAGACGGGCAAGGACTTCGTCGACCTGTGCCGGAAGATTATCGTAAGGCATAAACTGGACGTGCTGGTCGCTGATCCGCTGCTGTCCTATGTGGGGGGTGACCTATCCAAGCAGGAGGTCTGTTCCCACTTCCTGCGTAACCTTGTCCAGCCCGTGCTTCAGGAGACGGGGTGCATCATGGTCTTCATCCACCATGAGGGGAAGCCGAAGCCGCAGGAGGTCAAAGACGGCCAGACGGTGTCCGACCAGATGTACAGCGGTATCGGGAGTTCCGAGTTAGTGAACTGGGCGAGGGCCATTATCAACATCAGGCGGGAGTCGAAGGAACTGCCCGTGTTCTCGTTCAACCTGACTAAGCGCGGGAAGCTCGCCGGGATGCGGACGCCCGACGGCAAGCCTACCCTGTCCATCAAACTGAAACACGCCGATGATCGGGTGCTATGGGAAGTCGCCCCCTTGGCTGGCGGTTTCGAGCTGCTCAAGGTCGGGCAGCAGTACCGTCACTTTGAGTCCAAGCCCCGCATCAGTCGGGGGGCTTTACTGGAGGAATTGGTGTCCGACCACAAACTCCAGCGCGACCAGGCGGAAGCCCTCATCAAGGCTATGGTTACGAACGGCATTATCGAACCCCGCAAGGTGGGTGCCGCGCTGTACTACCAAGGCACCAAATACGACGCCTAGGAAGCCCGTGGCAGGCTTTGCAGGGTCAAGACGGCTACTTACCCCTGCGGAGCTTGGAAAGGGCGTAGTCGACCAGCTCTGGGCTGGCGTACCCCGCCATGCCGGCGGCGGCATAGGCTAGGGATTCAGACGAGAAGTACCCTTTGGTCGCCATGCCGACTAGCAGGGAGGTCAGGCCAGCCGTGGCGGTACGGCGGAAGATGTACCCTAGGGACTGCTTTTCGGTCGAGCAGAAGTATCGGATTAGCCATGAGGCCGATCCAATGATGATGCCAAAGCCAATGTCTCGGAGACTGACGGCAAGGTCATCAGGGGTAGGGGGGGGTGTAAAAGCACTCATTTACGGAGGAAGGTGGATAGGAGGCAAATATTGGCCACCGAGTAGCAGAACCACATGGTCGCAATAGCGTAGTTTCGGGCGTAGAGGTTGGCGACGCCGGCGGAGAAGTACGCAAGGGAGGCAATGCCTGGTACGCAGACGGTGGTAAAGGTTTCGAGGGTCACGAAATCTTTGGGGGCTTGGCGTTGGGCTGGAGCAGCACCCGGCGGTAGTTCTCAGCCCAGAGGACGGCGGCGAGGTCTTTACCTAGTCGGTCAATTTCTGCTTCTGATTTTTCTGGGAAAGTTAGATGCCCCTGCTCATGGCACAAAACCTCCAACTGCCGCTTGGCACCGAGGCGCGGATCAATCTCAATCAGCCCTTCGCCTATGGTCGCCTGCCCCCAGGCTTTCTGACGGCCTAATTTTACCCAGACCACTTTAGATTTTCGGCGGCTCATATTCGGATTCTTTATTGGCGTCCCTGACCTTATCCCAGACGAACCAGATGCCCAGTCCCGCGCAGGCGGTAAGGGTCGTTCCGGCAATGTAGGAGAAGTATTCCGAATCGATGATGAAGGGGACGGCTCCGCAGAAGGCTCCGCAGAGGATGAGGGGGATGCCAATCTTGGGGCCGGTGAAGGCGGTGGCGATGGCACCGATGACGGCGAGGGCGGCACCCGTGATTGTCCAGATGTTCTTGGCGGCGTCCTTCTTGGTCTTCTCGACCTCGGCGGTCAGTTCCTTAATGCGGGCGTCCTTGAGTGCAGAGACTCTCTTGGCTTCGGCGGTGTCGGCCTGAACCTTAGCCCAGTCGGCATCTATCTTGGAAAGGAGCTTCTTGCCAAAGTCGACCGCCTGGGCATAGTCCTTCTGGTCAGCCTTGGCTGCGCGTTGGCGAGCTAGGGCCAGTTCCTCTTGTGCAGGGGCTGGGAGGAAGGACAAGGCGACGGTGGTCTCCCCACGGACGACCTCGGGCTTGTCGGCGTTCTCCCGTGCGATGGTCACGGAGGCGGCTACCTTCTGATCGGCCTTATCCCATTCCTTGCCGACCGTAGCGACGATGTTCTCGGATGTCGGGGCGTCCGGCTGTTTCGGCAACGGAGCCTGGGACGACGTGGAGCATCCAGCCATCAGAACAGAGACAGCCAGAAGGACGCGCACGGTTTACTTCCCCTTGAGTTGGTCGAGGATGGACTTAGCCTTCTCGACCTTTGACGAGTTGGCGTTCTTCAGGCCAGCGTAGAAACCGCCAGCAAAGCCGATGAGGGTGCAGACAAGGATGGTGATCATATTAAGGGGTTGAAACGAAGATGGCCGGGAGTCG